GGGGCGGCGCGGCGTAGGTCACGCAGCGTGAGCCCCAGCGTGACCCCGCACATGAGGATCGTCAAGAGCACGATGCCGACCCACAGCCTATCCTGCATGGGAGGGATCGCGCTCAGCACGCGGCGGGGCCAGGGAGTAGGGGACATCAGGATTCTTCCTCTGCCTCATCCTCGAACCCCATCTGAATCGCCCGGCGTTCGTTTGGCGTCAACATCTCGCACAAGAAGCGCAGCCGGTCGGTAGGCGCAACCTGGCGCCAGTAGCGGTGCAGATAGTCGAGCGGAGTGAGGGCGGGCGCATCCCATCCACAAGGCTCCTGCGCACGCGCGCGCTGAGGTCTCGTCATGGGACTGCCTTTCTCACTCTCTCTGTGCGCCGAAAGACGACATAGGAACTATCTCGCAAACATTGTAAGACTGTCGGAACTTCCTCCGCAAAGCGACGGAGCGCCTCATTATCCCAGGTCTCTTTATGACAATAGGTGGCGAGACAGCCCTCAACGCTTATCGAGCGATGCTCAGCAAGGAGTAGGGGACGAATCACGGCTTGCAAAGTCTCAATCTGGAAGGTGAGGGCCGCCGTCGCATCTGCACGGGCGACTTCGAGGTGCTTGAGCTGGGCATCATACGGCGCGGCGATGGCACGCGCCTCAGCATAGAGCGCCCCAAGAGCCTTCAAGTGTTGGAGCAGAGGTATCTGGCCAACCGGCGTCATCATGCCTCCTTATGCTTGCGGTTCTTGTGCCAGAAACACGTCAACAACCTCAGTAATGACCACCTCACGCCCATAATCAGCGGCCAACGTTTCTAGGTTCTCCAGTGCATCAGCAAAATCTTGTCGCTGGCGGGCAGCTTGTGCTTCAGCTTGGCGCCGTGCTTTCTCGGCTTCTTCCCGTTCACGTTGTTCCTGAAGCCAGGTAAAGAAAGCATCACGGTCACGGTCAAGCGCTTGCCTCGGAGTAATAGTGCGCTCAGTTTCAGTACAGAAGCTATACCACCAATTTTGAAGTGTCTTGAAGGGCACAGCAGAGGTGTTGGCCATTTCAGCAAACCAATTTTTTTGGCCATTGGCCACAGTGCCATCATTCTGCATTTTGGCCAAGATCGTGCCAACTTCTGCCGCATAGGCTTTGCGCTGGGCTTGGGTCAAATCATTCCGTGCACTGTTCTCTTGCAGTTCAATGAGGGTATATTCTTCTTCACGAAGATCGGGCGGGAGAATATGGGCGTCAATCATGTCCCACTGTAACAATGCATAGGCGGCTAAACGATGGGCACCAAAGACCAGATCCCACTGGACACCATCGTTACTCTCTGCATGTGGTACACAGGATTTCACGCCGATAGGCTGGAGTAACCCTTGTCGCTCAATACTCTGGGCAATCTCTCGAACACTCTTCTCATTGAGCGCGCGCTTGCGAGTACCCATACGAATAGCGCGCACGGGGATTGCCTGAATTTCCTCGATCAGTTGGCCCACTAGAACAGCCCCCTATTCATGCGTACCATAAGCTCATCCGATGACGTAATCACAATCAATCGCTCATTCTCCAGCGACTTATAATAGTCTAAATACCGCCGACTAAACCCAGGGCCATTCAGAATGACGATAGCGCGGAAGGGAGTTGCCAGTAGGGACTCGATGACGATCTTAATCTTGGCCTCCGCTGAGCCGCTCGCTTCCTGCCATTTGCATTCGAGCAGGCAACCCTCGGGATATTTGGTGGGATGCCAGATAAGAAAATCAGGAACCATGAGGGTTTGAATAACAGATCGCAACTCGCGTTGACGCCAGCGATGGATAAAGAAGGGTTGGGTACAGCGGGTAGGGATGGTCTTTTCCTGCTGGTAGCCACAGCGTTGCAGGCGGGACAAGACGGCATATTCAAGGGCTTCTCCGTTTTTACTGGCTTGCCGGCCTGGCGTGATCTGCTCAAGCGGCTCTGTCTGTGGTTCAGGCGCTACCTGTGCCTCAAGTGGCTCTTGCGGTGCTTCATCGTCGGGCAAGAAACGGAACCGAAGATCGACAGCGGACATACGGGCTACTCCTTGAGAGGAATGACGAAGCCTATCGACGCAAATGTCTGAAGAAAGTCTGGGGTGTTGTCGTGCCCGTGCGCGAGATAGAAGAAGGCTTGCCCCCGCGTATTTCCGCCGATGGCTTTCCCATCGGGCGCCGTGAACGCAATACGTTGTCGGGGGAAGCAGAGCACCGCACTCAAAGCACAGAGGAGATGAAACCACCGGGTTTCCGTCGCGTTATTGACCAACACAATGGCTTGCGCCACATCACCCCGCGCACACGCATTCGCCAGGGCCTCAATGGCTTGCGTAATAAGCGGCATCCCATAGGGTGGATTCATCCAGATATTGAGCCCGTCAGGATACTGGCGTTTCTGCTTCGGACTGCGCCAGGGCCGTTGCAATGCCGAAGCCTTGGGATCAAAGTAATAGGTGGCCTTGACGACCTGATTTGCCGCCTGAGAAGAAAAGGGATCAAGGTCTATGCTCCCCATGACCTTGCGCGCACGCTCAATAAAACACGCGGGCGTATACCATTCATCACTATCACGACTCGGGGTACCGGGCTGACGACCAACATAGCCGAGATGAACCTTATTGGCTTGTGATCCTATGACAAAGGAGATGGCCACGCCGCTCTATCCTCCTGTTATGCTGTTCGCGCACATAAAAAAAGCGGCCTCATCGGGATCGGGTCCCGTCAAGGCCGCTTGAATAGCAGAGGCGGTGCGACTAGGTTAGGCTAGCGCAAGGATGTCCGAACTCTCTCCGCACGCACAGCGAGGGCTTCGTCAAGCAGTCGCCTGATTAACTCCGCAAACTTCAGTCCCGTCTCTTGCGAGAGTTGGTGCACAAGAGCTATCTGGGATTCAGTGAGATAGATATTAATACGTTTCACGAACATACAGTAGCGGATATGGCGATGTGAGGCAAGCAGAAAGATGTATAAAGAGAGGATGGAAACGATGGACCCTACGCCCTCCGCCGACGACACCGACCTGCCCGACCATGACTTTGCCTCCATCTATGGCCATGCCGCCCTGCACGCCCGCACCCTGGCCCGCCTCGATGCGCTCTTGCGCAAGATGGAGGCGCAGGCCGCAGACTGGCATGCCTGGCGCGCGCAGTACAACCCTGAAGGAGGCCCCGATGAACCGTGATCCCTACGCTGATATGTTTCGCTTCCAGATTGGCGAGTGTGTGCGTTGGGCGCAGTATCCGCGCGACCGCTTCTGGATTGGGCAGCGGCGCTGGACCGAGCGCGACCTGTTCGCCCCGCTGGTGGAGTATCATCTGCTCATGGGGGAGCGCACGCGCCAGTTCGTTGGATGGGCTTACGACGCAGATCTCATGCTGTGGGACGACGACGAACCGTCTGCACGTTAGCGCGGCGTGGGGCACCTGTCAGGCATCAGGGCGTCACTCGCCCGCAGGAGATCCATCCGGCGACTAGAGACCATGAGGCGGGCATCCACCTGCTGAATCTGACCGTGAACAAAATGCCAGGCGAGCGAGCCATTCTTGTGGAGGTCGAGCAGGCGCAAGAGCATGTCAAGGTGGGCGGTCGTGACCCCATGCGCTTCCAGGGCTTCCCAGACGTGGGCATCAAGCATCCGGTGTCTCCTCACTAGGCTACGTGTCGTCGATGCTTCGGTGGGCCAACGGCATGGGGGAGTTCCTGCGCTTGATACGTCAACGCCTGCGCCATCACGAGCGCCGCATCCCCCACCGCCACCGGGTAGTGCGTGAGCAACAGCTTCGCCACGTCCTGCATCGTGGCGCCGTAGGCATCCAGCACGCGACAGACCTCCGCCAGCGACACCGGCACCACAGGCGCGAGTTGCACGGCCACCGGATAATACACTCGGGCCGCGTGCGCCAAGGTCGGGTATTCCCGGAACACGGCGCTGTCGAGACGACACCGCAGCCGATCCAGCGCCACGCGCACCCTGGTCACGCGCGTGGCGTCACGTTTGGTGTACGTGTTGCCCAGGAAGACCTCAGCATGCACCAGCGTGTTGCGCATGTGCGCCAACACACTCCCCAGCGCACCATGGAGTTCGAGCGGCAAGCCGGTCCTGGGAGGCTGCGGCATCACTGCGACTCCTCTCGGGGGTTGAGGCACTCCCAGCCCGCAAATTGGTCGAACCGCATCGCCGCGCCCGTAAAGGTCGGCACCCAACACGTCTCCTCCACCCAGAGCGGCTCCGTGCCGCACGGGAACCGGGGAAGCGACGCCTGTACAAACGCATGCGTGGCGGCACTAATGGGGCGGAGTTCTCGACCCTCCAGCATCATAGAGTCCGTCATGGGTTGAGGCCCTCCCGCTCCCGGCGCCAGGCCGCATACTTGGGCGCTGCCTTGAACCCATAATCCGCGGCATACACGCGGAGCGTCTCCAGGACTTTACCTCCGCCCTCACGGTGCTCGGCGTACCGTGTCGGGTTCATCGCCCCACAGGAATACGCAATGATCTGCCGGAGCTGCGTCGTCGAGATATGCCACCGCGTCGCCACCAGGTCTAACCGCTCTCCCAACAACGCTTCTTGCGTCATGCGATAACAGTCCTTCGGCGTCAAGTGCTGGTGGCACGCGCACTGACACTTGGCACAGGCACAACAGGCACTCATGCGACTTCCTCGCGCAGCGTCACGGTAAACGTGAGACGATACGCCCCCGGCGTCTCGGGGTCCATGCGCCAGCGCCGCTGCTCGGCCTGCGTCGGCAAGAGCCCGGCGCGTTGGAGCAGCACCTCCACGTCCGGCATAGTCCGCCCCATGAACACGAGTGCCGGGATGCCGAGGTCCGCGGTAATGGTCAGGGCTCCCGGCATGCGTCGTCCTCCAGCGTGCGGCGGAGCTGCTCGGCCACCTGCGGCAACGTTTCGAGCGTCACGTCGCGCAGATCCGGGTCGGGGCGATAGTCGAGGTCCTCGTCCGGCTGTTGCTGCCAATGGGCATAGCGAGGATCGTGCGGGGTCATACGTGCAGATCCTCTAAGGGAATCGTCATATCGACCTGCATGCGTAGTGTCTCCGTGGCCTCGTCCTTGCGGAGCACGACCCGCACACGTCCGCCAGGATAGCCCCCGATGAGCAACCCAACCTGAAACATGGTACAGGCAATGAGATTGGACAGGGCGGGATCGACCTCGTCCAGGTTACGAACTTCGACCTCGACCCGTTCTTCCGGCACCAGCGGGCGTCTCATGCGCCAATCTCCTCTAGCGTGAGAGGCTTCCCCGACACCGCATCAATGAGATTTTTTATACTAAGACGGCCAGCGCGCCAGAGTGCTGCCCGCGTCGGTCCAAGTACCTCGTCCTGAAACGCCGTATCACGTCGGCTCAGCCATTGACTCACATTCTCCTGCCGAATCGGCCCGCCATCGTCTACAGCCGGGACGATACTCGAACGGCATCCGGGGTGGTATGGCACGCCTGAAAGATAGGGGATTGAATGACCTATACTATCGTGCGTATCTGCTGTATATTTCAAACCATGTCTACTTAAACATATAGAGGATGTTCGCGAGTCGAGGACTGATTGGTGGATGACTATTAGTCCTATAGGATTCGCTGCCGCCACCGCCGCCCGTGCTTCCCCCACGGTATTGGTCAGCTGCGTCGCAAGTAAGCGACTCGCATCAGTTTTGGCTTTTGCGACAATACCATCCGCGAATGCCTGTGCCGATGAGCCGCGTACTCGGCGTAGCAACGCGAGGAGGTTTTCCTCTAAACTCACCCCAACTAGCAAGCTATCGTGGAGCCGTTGGGAGAGACTCGCCCCCTGGCGTGCCCACCAGTCAGCCCCCACGGTCGCTAAATCGGTGGGCGTAGCCGCCGAAGGAAAGAGCGACTGGGTCACGCTGACACGCAAGGCACGCTCTGATGGTTGTGCCTCAATCATCTCTTGCTGGGTGGTGCTATTCACAATGGCCTCAACGGCCTGCGACTCATGCTTCGCCAGTCGCACCATGGCGTCATCGATCATCTTCGCAATTTGCTCGTAGCGCGAGGTGATGAGCGGATCGAGTTCCTCAGCAACGAGGGCCTCGACCTCCCGGCGACGTCTGGCCAGCAAGATGAATTGTGTCGGATCGTTCTCGGCGATGGCACTAACCAAATCCGCCTGCAACAAGGCAAGGATCGCCCAGACCTCACGGCGCTGTTGCGCTTCGACTCGCGCTGCCTTGAGCTGCTGTTCCACAAGTCTATCAGAAATCTCTTGATTTACAGACTCGGCCATAGGACGTCGTCCAGGACCTCAAAGCACTCGATGCGCCCATCCACATGCAGCTTGTAGCGCGCCACCACCACCCGCTGGCCCTCCGCATTGAGGGCCTGCGCCTCCACCATCACGTCCTCGGTCGGGGCGTACTTGCGCTGCCCCGCAGCCAGCGCCTCCTCAAAAATGCGCCGCGTCTTCGTCCGTGCCGTCTCCATCACGAGGACTCCTGTGGGCCAGCCGCGGCGGCTTCAAGAGCCAGCACCTCCTGCAAGCGGGCCACGAGTCCCGCATAGTTCAGCGCTACATCGCCCGGTTGCGGATCAAGCGTGCTGAGGGCATGGCGCAGCGCATTGCGCCGGTACAGCTGGAGCGTTTCCTGATTGCGTTGGTCCTGGAGCGCTTCGATGTTCGTCGACTCTGCCATAATCACCTCCTAGAGTATGTTGCCTAGAGCGTCAGTCGCTGCCGGGCCGGTTCGGGGACGCCCTCGATGTGGGCCTCCCATTCGCCCCCGCCGATAGGGATTTGAGCCTCCCCGCTAAAGCCGGCTGGCTGCACGAGCGAGGATGCCCACTTAAACAGTTCCTTCTCGACCGCCGCACGCAGCCGCTGTAAAACCTGCAAATATTCCAGCTCCACGTCGCCCGCCTTCGCATCGAGATGCCCCA